CCACCGAACGGTATTCTAATCGATTGTCTACGATTTCTTACGTCTAGTTTGCTTCATAGAAGAAGGTTCTGGTGTTTTCTGTACATAGAGTCCACCACGACTCTAACATATATATAAATTATGTAATAGTTTATGAATCTGACCCAAAATTCACTCTCTATGCTGCAACAGGATCGGTATACGAGTACATAATTGGTGCACCCGTAAACATACCAAGTTGGAAATCCTCTGCAATTGAAATGTACCTATCAATTCGATAGTCTGCTCCAGGCGTGTTGTCAGGAATATCAACACACAAATCATGAGCGCCTGGCTTAAAGGCAGCATATCGATTAACATTACGTGCGGCTTCAAATCGCTGACCCCCAGTATAATATGGAGTTTCAAATTCCAACACAGGATTATTATAGCAATTTGTGGCATGAGATCCGCCCAAACTAGATTTCTCAGTTTCTTGGATCTCCTTACGTCTATCTCCAACGATAGCTTGATCAGTCTGGTGTGCAGTAGCAGTATTTGCGGACCCAATAAGATTATGACGAGACACACTCATACCAACAGAGCGTGCGGCAGAACCTTGCTGGGTTAGCATATACTTGTGACGAAGACCGCCACGCCTACATGCAAACGCAGGTGTTAGATAATTCAGCAGTGTTTCAGTGCAAAAATTATACCCTGAAGTACCCGCTGTGGAATCAACGCCTAAATCTTCTCCACCCAGTTCCCAACCACGGTAGTAGGGAAAATCTTGAAGATTCAAACTGACAATTCTCATTTGAGATGAAGTACCAGTCTCAGCTGGCCAATATGAATTAAAATAATGATAACGTCTCAACATTTCTCGGAAAGACACAATTCTTTCACCCTGATAAACTAAATACTGATTGTTTTCAGGAATATGTTCACCAGGGGCAAAGGAAGCAACTTCTTCCGTACATGTTGGGGAATTAGAGTTATCCTGAGTATTAGCTAGCGAAGCATCCGGTGCCACCTCAGATTGAGGAACATAAGGAGCTATCTCTGATTGTTGTTGATGGACTGATAGTGTAGATAGATTCTTAGTAGTGGGAACGGCTAGTGCAAAATCATCACCAGCTGCAACCCACACTTGAATCTTAACATCGGCCGCCGTAGTAGACGGAGTTGCAAGTTCATTCACAACATAGACTGATAGCGATCCATTATCCGCGGTACTACCACAAGAAACTGGATTGACATCATCAAAAATGGTAGCTCCGGGAATTCCAGAAATACCAACATTGGCTGCCCAAGCCCTCACATCAGCCCACTTGACTTCATATTCGAAATCTCTATTTTCAGAGATATCGACAATGGTGGAGTAAGTTTGATTAAAGGGAATAGCACCAGTAGGACTAGTCGCAGGGTTATAAACAATCCTGAGACGTCCCCGATGGTATTCAGAGCAAACAACGTTGAAACGGAACTTAATAGAACCTTGCCAAGCGTCAAATGGTGAAGCGCCAAATGCAAGAGCAGTGCTATGAATTTCTGTTACTGGTGCAGCCACAACAGTTCTACCATAAATGGGAGCAACAATCATGGAAGTAAGCATAGTATCAGTAACAGCAGTTTCAGGCCAATCAAATTGCCTGAAATAAGACCATCTCTGACAAATAGAATTGACAGTTAATTCATCTTCACCACCAAGCCCCATTAGACGAGTGTCAATAGACAACTCATTCTTTGAATCTAACGAAAGCTTGACAAGAGGTTCAGGAGCATCTGAGTTAGATAGGTTTCCCAAATAACGCGGTACATAAGGCCTAATATCTTCCAGAACTTGAGGTCTGGAATATCCAAAAATACGCGCTATATCACCAACCCGTGTAGAAACCATTGAAGTTGCCTTAGCATAAGGTGCTAGCACAGGAATCATCGCAAGAGCATCGGCTGCCTTAGCAATGGCAGAGGCAGGCTTACTAATGAGCCCATTCTGAGTGAACTCATCATTTGATGAAGTGTTATTAGCCTTCATGACTTCCTTCTTCTTACTCTCACCAGCTTGTGGGGTATAAGGCTTTGGAAAGCCAAACTCATCAAGCTCAGACGCATCTACATATCCTTGAGGGACATATGGACTATCAGATGGTGGGCATGGAGGAGCAATTTCACTCTGAGCCTGTGCTGTGGTAGGTACAGACAGAGTAAGGTTCTCTGCCCAACAAAAGATAGTGATGGAAATGGGATCTGTTCCACCATTAGCATGTTGAAGTACATCAAAATCATGAATATCAATCTCACCCATATTAGTATCCCATCCTGCCACAGTGATGTTGAGATAATTTTCAGGCCAAATAAATGGCAAGAGCATCTCACCACCCTGGGAAGTAGTGGGGTCTAACAAAAGATGAGGCTTCTGAGAAGCTTGAATCAAGTCTTGCTCAATGAAGGTTCTATTGACAGTAATTTCATCGTTTACGAGATAAGGATTATAAGTTAAGAGTGCACGACCATAGTAAAAACTATTTCCGTTCACTAACACCTTTATGCGCAAATTACAGCGCAAATTACGATAACGATTAATTTTATCAAGAACATCAGCATTGTTAAAGAACTCCGTCCACGGATTGAAGCGTGGAGCTGACAACGCAACTCCAGGCGTCCATTGATACTCTTTAATCTTAATAGGTCGGCTAAGGAAATCCCCGAGCGCAGCGTCCGAGAACGCGGAAAGCTTGGTAGTTTCATCAGCATTCGCCTTAATATCATACGACCAAGGCGTGTCACCGTCCACAAAGTGAACGTTTTGGGCTGCCGACTCACGGTCGACTTTGGAGACACTAAATCCGGTATCTCCTTCGGAATTATTAATTTGATTTGAAGAATTATAATTAGTAGTAAGCAATTTTATGAACTTAGGATAAGTGCCCTGCTCAGAGCACTTTCTGCATGACATTTGTTTGGTTGACGAGACCTCCTGTGAAAACAGGTATTCCCACAGGGAGAATGTCTACATGTTGCAAGCCTATATTTATGAAAATAACATCAAAAATCTAACAAATATGGTATCCAATACAACAAGACCATTTTAAACTTATACTACGGATGATTCCGGAGTTTGGACGAGTTTAACGTCATCCCAAGACAGGAAGCAATATTTAAGCAGATTCGTATTTCTCCTTAAAAATTGCAAGACGATCATCATAAGTTCTTTCCAACTCATTACACATATGAGTAATACCAGCACGCTCAGCAACACGGGTCATCTGAGCACGGCGCTTCTCATACATGTCACGACCATACTGCCACCATTCACGGAGAGCTCCGTCAATGTTACCAGCAGATTGGTCAAGCGCTGAAACAGACTTAGACTTCAAAACGGTGTGTAGAGACTTAAAAATAGAGGCTTCATCCAACACACCATGAATGTAGCCAGTATCCTCACTATACAGATTGTGACGCTTCAAAAAATCAGCATCGCTATCTGTCATGTAAGGAGTAGGTTCTGATTCCTTGTCAGGCATGGTAAAAACCATACCACGTTTGGCAAGGAAATCAGCGTAAGTAATGTGATTAAACCAGTCACATCCCTTACGAACGGATCCCTTCACATCATCACCATAAGTCATTGCTGCACAATTATGGCGAAAAGGCTCAGGGTTTCCCTCCTCAGCTGGGTACATATGGTAGTATGCACAGCGAAGCAAAAGAGAGTTCACAATACAGTTGATGTAAACCGTGAGATTCTGTCCAGAAGGGTTCGATCCTCTATGAATAAGAATATCACCATTGTAAGCAACGCATGAGAATGCAATCTCAGTGCAAATTCCTCGCATAATCATCACATCATCAGCAGTGTATTGTCCACATTCCTCGCCAATATTGATCAAAATTTTGAACGCAGCAATGATCAACGAAGCAGGCATACGAAGATCATACTTGCTGTAATCTCCAGCAAGAATCCTATCTTCTCCAAATTTACGCATGTGCTTAGCCAAGATGTCCCACTCAGGACCCATGGCATTAACACCTACAGCACACTCGGAGTCAATAGGAAACATAGAAAGAACCCGTGCAATAGGCAAAAAATACATGCGGACGAGCATTTGAAATGCCCAATCAGCAGCCTGGAAAACACGAACTTTCGTCTTGCCGAGTTTAGTAGGTTCATCCTTAACACACGCCTTAAAAATTGCGTAACAACGCTCTCCTTGAAGAAGCATTGCACGCATTTTTTCAAATTCTTCCATGATCTGAGCATCACACTCAGCCGGACAAGCATGTTCAGGATAATCCTCAGGATTCAACAAGTAAATCCATTCTCGTTTGCTGCCAGTAAGAGGAAAGCCCTTAGCTGTTCCTTTTTTAAGAGGATCAATAAAACGCTTTCCATCAACGCCACAGAGAGTCTCCATCTCATTAAGAGGCTTCAATTCATCCTTAACCCAATCAATGAGTTCAGGTTTTTGAAGTTTCTCAATCAAGCCGTTCGTGTAATCAGTCACGGCACGATCAATAAGAGTGGGCTCAACACCAGGACCTGGATTTGCCGAATGTTGCAAAGATTCCTGCCACATTTTCCATGAATGGAATGCAGGAGGACCATGCTTATTAGGCACACCAGTTTCTTCTTCAACCAACTTAGAGATAGGAGTGTTAATCACTTCACTCTTGGTGTGGGAAACACGACCAGGAGTCTGTCCAAGATACTCAACATTACTCTGTTTTGGCAAAAAATTGATGGGAGACTTAGAGTGAATCTCCTGGGTAGAGATCACCTGCTTTTCATAACGTGAAGTGGGAAAAGTCCCATTGGAATGAGAGGGCATAGTTCCTACCCACTCATCACACTTCTTAATGGCATTCAAAAGCTCTGAACGAGTAACAGTCAACGCTTTCCCGCTAGGAGTCCCTGAAATACCACGAAGATGTACACCAATAATGCAACTCTTTGCAAATGCTGAAACCAACAAAGCACCACACATACCAGTAAAAGTATTGTAAGGTGAATGATAGTGGTAACCAGCACCACCAGCTTCAGAGTTGCGGATATGATTGGCACGCAATAAATCATTGCGCAACGATCCATCAGCATTACGATAAAGCAAATGGGCACTACCAGAGACAGTAACCTCTTCAGGGAACAAATGAGTAATATCAGCCATGGGACCACCAGACGGAATATTAACAATACACAAATCCTTTCCTGGAATGGGTGTCATAGCTGCAATACTAACGTATCCCTTGAATTGCGAATTCAATTTGGTAGGATCCCCCTTGGTAATCAAGGCTTTCATATCCTTTCGGTTCTTGAAAATGTGAAGTGGCAAAAGGTACAAAGTTCCACCTAATGCCAAAATATCACACGATTGAGAAAAATTATTCTCAACAAGAACAATATGAAAGAGATTTTTCTGAACGCGTGCCATGACTTGTTCATGAGTCATGTTGCGGTTCCTATCAGAAACATGCAGTTCAGAAGCTTCAGCAATTGCCCAAGGATTGACTTCCTCGTCTCGACGTAATATCTCGGCTACAGAATCAGGAGCCAAAGAGCTCTGAGTCTTGTGGGTGGATTTCAAAAACATGACGCATGAATAAAGTAAACGACCTACCATACATACAGAAAAGAACTGTACAGCTTTGCTCTTACGTAAAGAAGCAAAGAGATCTGTGGTAATAGTACGGCTGTTGGCCAAACGTGTGCACATGTCATCACGCCATGCAGCCAAGGCACTAACATACAATCCAATAAAAATGGCCAAAAATGAGCAAAAATAAAAGAAAGTAAAAGCGCCACGGCAGCACAACAGCATCATAATACAGGCAAATATTGCAGACAAATCACGGCGCATTTGTTTCTCCAAATCTAAGAAGTCGTTATAATGGTACATCATATACAACTTCTGAGTAACTGAAGAG